GCACCTACTATAGGTAACAGAACTGTATACATAGCTGCTGAAAATAGAACTGTAGTTATACGTCCTGTAAGAAGAGACAACGTAGTATACATAACTAGTTAAGGATAAGATATGTCTTACAAATGGCCTGAGAAAGACCCTGATGAAACAGCAGACTTCAGCGTAGACTGGTCTAGGTTTTTAGGGTCTGATTCTATTGTATCATCTGTATTCTTTGTTGATGATTCTGATGGAACAAAAACACAAGTATCAACTGCACAGTTTGTAAATGGCTTACAGTTTATTGCAGGTACTCTTGCTGGTAACGTAGCTACCGCACGTTTTGGTGGTGGCCTGAATAATGTAAGGTACAATGTTACATGTCGTATTAACACTACTCAAGGTCTTACATACGAGCGTTCTGTAACATTACCAATTAGGAATAGATAAATGGCTTATGACTTTCTTGGTTTAGTTAATGATGTTAATCATAGATTAAACGAGGTTGCTTTAACCTCATCAAACTTTACAGCTTCAACTGGTTACTATAGTATAGCCAAGGATGCTGTTAACTCTGCAATAAGACACATTAACCAAGAAGAGTTTGAATGGCCTTGGAATCACGTACAGACTGATTTAGTTTTAGCTGCAGGATCTATGAAGTATTATTATCCTACAGATGCTAAAACAATTAATATGAACTCTTTTCGTATCAAAAGAGACAATAGTCTTAATACAGGAACTGAAAAACTAAAACCACTAGTATACGAAGAGTGGTTAGAAAATTATGCAGATGATGAATTTAACACAGACTCAAGTATACGTGGTGTTCCTAGATACATTGTACGTACACCTAGTAGAGAACTAATATGCCATCCTGTTCCTGATAAAGCTTACACTATAGTATACGAATATTACTCAATGGGTTATGATTTAGAAAACCCTTTAGATGTACCCTCACTACCACAACAGTATAGATTTGCTATAGTAGACGGTGCAATGTATTATGCCTTTCAATTTAGAGGTGATACACAAGCTGCAGACGTAGCTCTTAGAAAGTTTGAAAAACAGATAAAAGACTTACGTGTAATAAATATAAACAGAACACCATACCTACGAGATACAAGAGTTAGTTTCTAATGCCAGTACAATGGACAACATTCCCTATGGAGTTCAAAGGTGGGTTGATCTCCAATCTTACTCCGTTACAACAGGGTACTAATGCTATAGGATCAGCTACCATACTACAGAACTTTGAGTCTGACAGAGAGGGTGGTTACAGTAAACTAAAAGGTTACAGCAAGTTTAGCGAAACAGAAATCCCAGGCGCTGGTGAAGTTCTTGCCATGAAGGTTGTATCTTCTGGTAGAGTTGTCACAGCTAGGAAGATGGACAATGCTACTGTAACAGAATATCAAACAGCTACGTCTACAGTAAACGGTGCAGTATCTAATAGCACAGCAGTATCACTAGACAATAACACAGCTACAGCCATAGTCAACGGCGCTGTCACTACCAACGCTACAGTAGCTGTAGATAGAGTCAGAACTTTCACAGGAGTAACAGGTGCTACTTCTTTAGCTGGTGCAAGTGCTACTTTTAATATAACAAATACCAACGGCACATATACAGCAGCAATAAATGCAGCAGGTACAGGCTTCAAAGTTAACGAAACAGTAACAGTACTTGGTGCAAACTTAGGGGGTGCTACTGCAGCAAACAACGCAACTGTAACAGTTACTTCTGTTGGCTCTAGTGCTGTCACATATACAAATCCAACACAGTCTGGTTACAGTGGTTCTGGTAGTAGTGCTACATTTAACGTTACTAAAACAGGTACTACATATACAGTAGCTATTACTGCAGCAGGTTCAGGTTTTTCAGCTAGTGAAACAATTACTATAGTTGGTACACAGTTAAACGGTGCTACTACAGCTAACGATGCAACTATAACAATAACTACAGTAGATGGATCAGGTGGTATAACAGGAGCCACCATAGCAGGTACAGGTTTAGCAGAAGGTCCAGTCACAGGTGTTAGCGTTGCTGGTACTGGTGCAGCATTTGGAACTATCACTAAGGGAATGGTTGTAACTGGCACTGGTATTACTGGTACTGTAACAGTAAAGACTGTAACAAGTCAAACTAGTATTATACTAGACACAGCAGTATCTTTAGCAGACGATGCCGTACTTAGTTTTATTACTAATATAAAAGCTGGTATGTTTGTCACAGGCACAGGCATATCTGGTACTGTCAAAGTAGCATCACTAACAAATCAAAATAGTATTGTGCTTGACTCCGCTCAAACATTATCAGATAATACTGTTCTTACTTTTGGTACGTTTCATGGTAGCCAAGTAAATAAAACATTATACTATCACGGCACAGGAACTACTTGGTCACATATAGGTACAAGCTCTTCTACAAACACACTAAAAGCTAGGTTTACTGACTTTAACTTTACACAAGAAGACAAAACAATATTTGTTGATAGTAAGAGTTTTCCAATAGTATACAATGCTAGTGGTAATACTATGGTATCACTAACATCGTCAAACAGTGCAGACGTACAAGGTGCAGAGAATGTTGTATTATTTAAAAACCATGCTTTCTATTCTAAAGGTAGTAAGATATTCTTTACAGCACCAAACACAGTAGATGACTTTGCTACAGGTAATGGTGCTGGTACAATAAACGTTGGTTACGATGTAACAGGTATGATAGGCTTTCGTGAACAGCTTATCATCTTTACTACAGACACAATTAAGAAACTTGTAGGAACTACTTCTGCTGACTTTAAACTAGAACCTATATCAGATAAGATTGGTTGTATTAACCCTGATACTATAAAAGAGTTTGGTGGTGACGTAGTATATCTATCCCCTGATGGTGTGCGTTTACTTGGTGCTACTGACCGTATTGGTGACTTTGCACTTGATGTTGCATCAGATCAGATATACAAAGACGCTCAAGAGTTTATAGCACAGACAGACACGTTTTGCTCTGTGTTGATTAGAGGTAAATCTCAGTACAGGATATTTGCATATATACCTACTGTACAAGCACCTGCTGCTGCAGGTTTGATAGCAACCAAGTTTATTGCTCAAGGTGGTAGTGGTATAGCTTGGTCAAGAACTAAAGGGTTAAAAGTAAACGTAGCAGATAGTACGTATTCAGGCGCAACAGAAACTGTTCTATTTGGTAATGATGACGGTTACTGTTACGTAATGGACTCAGGTAATTCTTTTGATGGCTCTCCTATTGAGGCCATATATGAATCTCCTTTCATGCCTATTACTGATCCACAAATACGTAAAACTATGTACAAGCTTACGTTATATGCACAACCTACAGGAACTATGAATCTTGATGTAGGTTTTTCTATAGACTTTGACTCTAAGAATGACCCAGGAGTTATTCAACCTCCTGTTATACAAATAGGTGCATCTGGTGGTGGTGTAAGTCTGTACGGTGCATCTACTTCTGTATATGGTGGTGCAAATACTAAGTACGGTGGTAACTTAGATAAAATATATAAAGAAAATTTAGTAGGCTCATTTAAAACAGTAGCTATGAGGATAACAGATAACTCAATAAACCCAACCTTTACTCTTGACACAGCGGTGCTTGAGTACAGAGAACATGATAGGCAGTAACAATGGCAGGTTATACAAGACAAGCAGCAGCTAACATAGTCACAGGTAGCGTTATTGACGCTGATGATTTCAATGATGAGTACAATCAGATACAGTCAGCATTCAATGCTAGTACTGGTCATACCCACGATGGTACTGCAGCAGAGGGCGCACCTATTGAGACTATAGGTCCATCCCAAGATATAGTTGCTACAGCAGCAACTCTTAGACCTAAGACTACTAATGCTGTGGATCTAGGAACAACAGCACTACAGTACAAGGACGCTTACTTTGATGGTACAGTAAGAACAGATACACTTACTGTAGATGAGAATGCTACAATAACAGGTAACTTAACTGTTAGTGGAACTTTTACTGACTCTGGAAGCGGTACACAAACTGCTGCAAGAGCAGCTTTATCTGCAGGTGCTGGTATATCTTACAACAACAGCACTGGTGTTATTACTTGTACTATTGACTCCCCTGCAGAAGTAGGATTAGGTAACCTATCAAACAACGGTAACAACCTATCAGGTGCTTTTACAGCTACAGGTAACATTACAGCTTTCTCAGACGCAAGACTAAAAGAGAATGTAGAAACTATCGAAGGTGCGCTTGACAAAGTATCACAAATGCGTGGTGTTATGTATGACAAAGACGGTGAGCGTGGTACAGGTGTTATAGCACAAGAGATGCAACAGGTTATGCCAGAAGTTGTAATGGATAGTGGACGTGGTGATTATCTATCTGTAGCCTATGGTAACATAGTAGGTGTACTTATTGAGTCCATCAAAGAATTAAAAGCAGAGATAGAGGCGTTAAAGGATGGCTCTTCAGACTAGCGGTGCTATTAGTCTAAATGACATTCATGTAGAGGCAGGTGGTTCTTCAGGTACTACATGCAGCATGAACGATACTGATATTAGAGGTCTTACTCCTGCTGCAGGAAGGACAATTAATACTACTAACCAAGGTGAGACAGACTTTGCAGATTACTATGGTGCGAGTGCAGAAGTAAGTTTACCTACTAGTGGTAGCACAATTAACGGACAAGTACAGCTTAAAGAAATCTCAGCATCAAGCTATATATCTTCGGGTGGTACTTTGCGTATACCTTCAAGTATGTGGGTTTGGTCTGACGATAGAACAGTAGCAGCATTGACTGTAGATATACCTTGTACTATAATAAATGATGGCAAGATTATAGGAAAAGGTGGTAGAGGTGGTTCAGGTCTTAGATGGGCTAATTATCCTCCACCAACTACTAGTGCTTATAACTCTGGATACCATAACAACACAGTAGGTAATGGTTCAGATGGTGGTCATGCTATTAATGTTACATCATCAGGGGTAACTATCGTTAATAGTTCTGGCGCATACATAGCTGGTGGCGGTGGAGGAGGAGGCTCTTCTGGTGTTGAACCACAAAACTCCTTCTCTGGTGGAGGCGGTGGCGCTGGAGGTGCAGATGGTGGCTACGCTAACTTTAACGATAATTCATGGTCAGGAAGTAATCCTCCTCGCCTAGGTTACGGTGGTAGTCTTAATGCAAAAGGTTACAATATTAACAACTCTGGTAACCAGTACACAACTTATGGAGGAGAAGCTGGTGGTCCTGGTGTTCAGTCTGCTGGAGAAGATCAAGTCTCAGGTGCAGGTTATGGCGGTGGTAGAATAGTTCCAGGCAACAGGGTTGACCCATCAAATAGTGCTTTTACTTATGGTGGCGCAGCAAATGAAGCTGGTGAAAATGGTGGAGCAGGTGGCAACACAGGAAAGTCTGGTGGTGGAGGCGGCTGGGGTGCTTCAGGTGGTAGAGGCTATCGAGGAGCTTTTGTAAGTCATCAATGTCAAGGCGGTTCTGCAGGATCAGCTATAACAGGCACATCAAGAACGTTGAGTAATAGCGGCACAATTTATGGTGGAACATAATGGCACTTCAAACTAGCGGTCCTATTAGTTTAAACGACATGCACGTAGAAGTAGGCGGCACTAGTGGTACTTTGTGTTCTGTAAATGATGCAGATATTCGTGATCTAATTAGTAGAAATGCTAACACTCAACAAAACTTTCAAGAGTATTACGGAAAGTCAGCAGAGACATCATTACCTTCTGGTGGCAATGTAAATGGACAACCACAACTAAAACGTATTAGTGCATCAAGCTACATTTCATCTGGAGGCACACTAAGAATACCATCTAATATGTGGGTTTGGTCAGATAGCACATCACACGCTGCCTTAACTATAGACATACCGTGTACTGTTATAAACGATGGTAAGATTATAGGTTGTGGTGGTAGAGGTGGAAATGCTGGTTATAATAGTAGTAGCTATTCTGGCCTTGCAGGTGGGCCAGCCATAAATGTTACATCTAGTGGCGTTACAATTACTAATTCATCTGGTGCTTACATAGCAGGAGGTGGCGGTGGAGGCTCTACTGATGCTGTAAGACACCTATCAGGCACATACCAAATGGGAGGCGGTGGCGCTGGTGGAGGTGCTGGTGGAGGTGCTGGTGGTTCAGGAGGCGCACGTTCAGGTACTTCTATGTCAGGAGGTAGTAATGCTTCAGGAGGAGCGTTAAACGCAACAGGAGCTAACGGTTCATATTCTGATCCTTATACTGGTGGAGGAGATTCCTACGCTGCTGCTGGATCAGGTGGAGGTGCTGGTGGAGGCGCTGGAGGTGCTGGAGGACAGCAACAATACCTAGCAGACGGCGGTGCAGGAGGACGTATATTGCCAGGATCAGGAGGTTCTGGCGGTGGTGCAGGTGGTAGCAGAGCGGTAGCAGGTACTTCAGGCGGTAGCGGAGGTAACGCAGGAACAAACAATACAAGTTATAATTACCACGATGATCAACCTGGATATGGCGCTGGTGGAGGCGGTGGCTGGGGAGCCAGCGGAGGTTCAGGACGAGCAGGTTATAATGCAGGGGGATCTGGAGGAGCAGCAATTACAGGAACTTCAAGAACACTAAGTAATAGTGGTACAATTTACGGATCAACATAATGAGCAGATACACCTACGCAGGACAAACATACGGTACTATAACAGAGCTTGAAACTGCAGTTACAAATATGAAATCGGCACTAGATGGTAGGCCTACTACTTGGTGTGTTGTTAAGCCTATGATAAACCCTAGAACTATAAAGATATATACTGGGGATGTAATTGGTTACGACTCAGGAGAACCTTTAACAGACATAGAGATAAACGAATTAAGTAGTTCTGATAGTGTATATAATGTTTATTCTATTAATGACGGAGATAACTTTACAGAAGTAGCAGAAGCTGATGTTGCTCAAAAAGTAAGAGCAATGCGAACATCTTACGCTAGATGGTTAGCAGTAAATAAATATTATGATAACGAAGAAGAAGCAGTAATGAACGTAACAA